TATGGTAGTAAAGTATTTAGTGCGCAAGGGTTGACATTATTAGAAGGAGATGATGAAATTGTGGCTACTCCATTTGCTGCAACAGTATCTAAGCCATTAGGTCAGGGCTTTAATGAAATGATAGTGCCAACTATTTACTCTATGAATGATGATGGAACTACCAGTACATTTGACAATATGCCTAGAATATTATATAATCATATAGGGGCATCTCCTGTTACTATGGGGTCAACAACTTATTACATACCATCACAGAATGGTGCTAGTAGTGAAAACTCTAGTCTTTTCTTTTCATTCTCACATTTAAGTGATATACCTACAACTCTTACAACTGATGATTATAATTTTGGAGAGTGTCAATATATACAGCCAATAGGGCAGACAGTTACAAGCAACTTATTTAATAATTATTGGCTGCCTTATTACAATCAGTTATACAATCCAGATACTAAGACTATGACTTTAAAAGTAAACCTGACAGCAGGGGATATTGCGGAGTTTGAGTTTTCAGATTATGTTATGATTAAAAACAGAGCATACAGAGTAAACAGAATAGATTATAAGCCACAAGATTTATCAACAGTTGAATTTATATTAATACCATAATGGAATTTAGAAACGGATATACAATAAAACCCAAAGAAGTTCTAGGAAATGGGCAGGTAGTTTTCACAGACGGAACTACTGATGTCTTGCCTAATCAAGCAGCTTGTGAGGCATACGGTTACACTTATGATACGGCTAGTAGAAGTTGTATTGCGTATATGTATTCTGGGCAAACAGAGACAGCAATAAACAATGAAAAGAACATAGTAAAAGGGGCGCAAAACTCCACAGAGGCAAATACTACAAATACTTTCATAATGGGTGAAAGTAACACAACAAAAGGTGATAATCGTAACAACATAATAATAGGTGATTATAACGAAATAGCAAATGGTGTAAATAACGCGGCAATATTTGGTAATTATGGAAAGGCAACAAGAGATGGAGAAATAGTATTTGGTGGTGGAGGGTTTAATGGAGCTGCAATAGGTAAAGCTCAAAGCTCTACAATAACTTTAACAGGCACAACAACTGATGCTACAGCTACTAATCTTTTTGTAAATGGTGATCCAAATGTAACAGCAATAGCAAGAGGTGGAACTGGTACTTTTGAATCGTTTGAAGTTATGATAATAGGAGTTAGAACAGGCGGAGATGGCTCTGGCGCTGTAAATGATAGAAAAGCTGTTAAGACTTATGGTCTTATATATTTAGAAGCAGTAGATCAAACAACTTATAAAATAGGAGAATTTGGTACTGTTTCAGGGTGGACTGGTCAAGCAGCATTTAGTGGTGGTAATATGTTTATTCAAGTGACAGGTGCAGATAATACTTACATTAGCTGGACAGCAACACTTGATCTTTACGAATTAAAAGTATAAAAAAATGGCAGATACAGAGTTAAGTTTTAAAATAGATGCAAATGTTGGCGAAGTTACTAAGGACGTAAAAGGATTAGTAAAAGAAACAGAAAAGATTGGACCTGCAGCCAATAAAGGTTCTAAAGGGTTTCAGGGATTAGGTACTGCTATAAAAGGTGTGGGTGGTGCGTTAAAAGCAGCAGGTATTGCATTAGCAGTAGCTTTACTTGCTAAACTTATGGAGGTCTTTAGTAAAAACCAGAAAGTCCTAGATGCTTTTAATACTGCTATGACAGCTTTAGAAATAGCGTTTAATGATTTATTTACGTTTATAAGTAATAATGTTGGCACAGTCACAGGATGGTTTAAAGATATTTTTGAAAACCCTAAACAGAGTTTGATTGATTTTGGGAATGCTATTAAAGAAAATTTGATAGAAAGATTTAATAGTTTATTAGATACCTTTGGTCATTTAGGAAAGGCGTTGAGTCATTTAGTAAAAGGAGAATTTGCAGATGCTATGGATGCCACTAAAGCTGCATACAAAGAAAGTATTGATATTTATACTGGGGTAGATAATAGCGTTGATAAGCTGACTAAAACAATAAAGACCGCAACAACTGCTGCCATAGATTATACAAAAAGCACAGTAGATCAAGCAAAGGGAATTACAGAAACAACTAAGGCAGCAAACAGAGCGGCAGTAGAATTTGCGAGGTTGAACGCTCAATACTTAAGAGATGCTGAAATACAAAGACAAATAAGAGATGATGAAACTAAGACATTTGCAGAAAGAATTGAGGCTAACAAAGAGCTTGATAAGATTTTAGCTGAACAGCAAAAATTACAAAGAGCGCAAGTACAAACTCAAATAGATGCTGCACAAGCTCAGTTTAATATAAACGCTAGTGAGGAGAATTTTATTGCATTGCAAGGGGAGAAAAATAAAATGCTTGAATTAGAGGAGACTATCACAGGGCAATTATCAGAACAAAAAACAAACCAAGTAGCTTTAGAGAAAGAATTGTTAGAAGCTCAAAATGAGATAAGAGCCGAAGGTCTGTCAGGTATAGAAAGAGAGTTAGAGGAGTTAGAATCATCTTACAAGTTAAAGCTAGATATGGCTAGAAAGTCAGGAATGGATATTGAAGCTATTACTAAACAATATGAAAAACAAAAAGAAGCTATTGTCTGGAGTGGGGTAGAATCTCAATTAAGTGCATATTCATCTCTTACAGGTGCATTAGGAAAACTAGCAGGAGAGAATAAAGCGCTTGCAGTAGCACAGGCAGTTATGGACACCTACGCAGCAGCTAACTCTATATTAAAAGACCCATCTTTTGTAGGTCCTGCAAGATTTGCAGCAGCAGCATCAGCTATTGTAACAGGTCTAGCAAATGTAAAACAAATAATGGCAACCCCAGTTCCTGGTGGTGGTGGTGGGGGTGCTGTACCTAGTGCTGGAGCTCAAACTCCTGCACCCCAGACAATGGGTGGCTCTTTTGATTTAAGGGGTGGTACTGCACCTGAGCCAGTACAAGCCTACGTAGTAAGTGATGACATCACCAACAATCAAGACAAACTTGCTGCAATTAGAAGGAGAGCAACAATATAAAAATCAAATAAATATTAATTAAATCTATATATAAATATGCCTTGTAAAGAATGCGAAAACGGAAAATACAAATGGGGAAACACAGGAGAGTGTGAATATGACACTATCGCTGAATGTGAAGCTGCTAACAAAGACTACTACGATAAAGTTACAACTATCAGAGAATTGGTAATAGATGAAAATTCTGAGGAGTTAGCTATTGATGCTATTAGCCTAGTATCTGCACCAGCCATACAACAGGACTTTGTTTACTTTGGAAAAGAAAAGAATAACTTAACTTTTGCTAAAGTAGATGAGGATAAAAGAATGTTAGTTAGTCCTGCCTTAATCCCTAACAAACAGATATTCAGATACGATCCAAATACTGACTCAGAATACTATGTATATTTTAGTCCTGATACAGTACGTAAATCATCTGAACTTTATTTAAAACATAACAATCATCACAAAGCAACGTATGAGCATCAAGACAGAGTTTCTGGTGTATTGACTACTGAAAGCTGGATTATAGAGGACCCTAAAATGGATAAGTCAAGACTTTACGGTTATGACCTGCCAAAAGGCACGTGGATGGTTTCTATGAAAATAAACAATGATGAATTATGGCAAAAAGTAAAAGATGGAGAATTAAAAGGATTATCCATTGAAGGTTACTTTGCAGATAAAATGGAAAAGATGTCAGAAAGAGAACCAACAACCCACGAAATACTAACAGCTTTGAACGAGATAATTTCAAAAATCAAATAAAATTAAAATTAATCTATTATATAATGAACACTAAAAAAGAAACTATGGACTTAAAAGAAAAAATACTCGTTGCTCTTGGATTAAATAAAGACAATGAAGTAAAATTAGCTTGGCAATCTAAAAGCGAGGATGGTACTATTTTCGTTTCTACTGCTGAGGAATTAGAAGCAGGTGTAGACATCTCAGTTCTTACTGAGGATGGAACTACCATTTTATTGCCAGTTGGCACTTACAAAACTGAGGATGGCATATCTTTCAGAGTTGAAACTGAAGGTATTGTTGCTGAAGTTATCGAATCAGAAACTGAGGAGGAAGTTGAAGCATCTGATGAAACTGAATTATCTGAAACTGAAACTACTGATGAAAACGTAGAATTAGAGGAGAAAGATAAAGATGACTATGATGAGGAAGCAGATGTTGCCGATTGGGAAGGTATGGAGAAACGTATCAAAAACTTAGAGGATGCAGTTGCTGATCTAAAAAGAGATAAGGTTGGTGGTGATGATGAAGTAGAGGAGATGTCTGAGGAAACTCCAGAAGTATCTGACAAACCTAAAACTATAAAGACTACTGAAGTAGTTGAATTTTCAGCAGAGGAGGAAATTGAAAAATTGAAAGCTGAGAATGAAGCGTTGAAAATTGAATTAGCAGAATCACCTGCTGATGCACCAGTAAACACAAATAAATTTAGTTCTGACAAACCTGTATTATCAAGAAAAGAATACAGAAAGCTAGACAGTAGAGCTAAATTCTTACACGATTTAAATAAATAAAAATAATAACTTAAAAATTAAAAAAAATGGCATTTAATGTAACATCAAATTTTGCTGGTAAGGCGGCTGGTTTCTACGTAAGCGCGGCACTTAAACAAGCAACATCATTAGACTATTTAACAACTATGGAAAACGTTAAGTATAAGTCTAATATTCAAAGAATGGCAGGAAGTACAGTAGTAAGAGATGCTACTTGTGACTTTACTGATCACGGTACTTTAGCTTTAACTGAAAAAGTTTTAGAGCCAAAGAATCTACAAATTAACATTGACCTTTGCAAGAAAACTTTACTTACTTCTTGGGAAGCGTTAGAAATGAGAGCAGGTGCAGGTGCTATGCCACCAGTATCTTTTGAGGACTATGTAATCTCTTATATGGGAGAGATCATAGCTAATGCTACTGAGGACTCTGTATGGAGTGGTGCAGCAGCTAATAATGGAGAATTTGAAGGGTTTTTAACAGGAACAACAGGTATCTTTGCAGTTGATGGTACAGTAGTTAGTTCAACAGCTTCTGGTGCTTATTCTGCGGCTAACATCATAGCTAACTTACAAACTTTAACTGCTGATATGGCAGCTAATATATCTCCTGTATTGAGAAAAGAGGATTTACATATTTATATGAATCCTAAGACTTACTCTTTCTATGTGTCAGCAGTATCTACATTAGGATATGTAAACGCTTACAATATGAATGGTGACTATGAGCCAGTATTTGAAGGGTACAAAATCGCAGTAGTACCAGGCTGCCCAGATAATCAGGTAGTAGCTGCACAGAAATCTAATCTTTTCTTTGGAACTGATTTATTATCAGACGCAACTAGAATCCAATTAATGGATATGAGCTTATTAGATGGTTCAGACAACGTAAGAGTAGTAGCTAGATACTCTGGTGGTGTTCAGCTAGGAGTTGGTGCTGACATTGTTCATCAAGCATAATTAACTTAATTTATAGAAGCAGGGGTGTAAAAACCTCTGCTCCTTTAACCTTTAAAAAATAAAATAAAATGGCGTGTACAGCTTTAACAAAAGGTAGAGGGCTTGATTGTAATAGAATATCAGGTGGAATTAAGT